TACTGCCCCAGTAGAAGGTGAAGAAGAAACACCATCGCAAAGCTTTGCCAATATATTAGCTTATATACTGCATGAAAATATTACATTTAATGACATACAAGTCGCAGACAAAACACAGCACTGATAATGGCAAAGCATTGGTCAGATAGTAAAAAAGAGTTAGCTGCTAAGTTATGGGCTAATGCAGAATTAAACACACATCAAATTGCTGAAAGATTAGGCTGTACTTATCATGCGTTACAACTGTTTGCATATAGAAACAGGCATATATTACCAAAACGCGGATATGGTCAGATGCACAGACCTAAAAATAAAAAAATAAAATTAGTGGCAGCAAAGCCTATGCAGATCACACGTTATAAAGACCCTGTGACTATATATAAAGCGAGCAATCTCTGGCATGATGGCTACGCTGTTGCTGCTATAATAAAAACGCTTAAGATGGGCGACAAGACTTTTGTAAAAATGAGAAAGTATAGCCCTACAAGTTTTCCTAAACGTAACAAACACAACAATGTGGTAAATATTGAATGGACTGATAAGTTTATCAAAAGGCTAGGTTTTAATACAGTTACTGAGTTAGAAGATAATCTAGTCACAGCATCGTTCGCAAAACCCGGTAAAGGTTTTTACTTAAGGACAACAAGCGGTGATGCTTGGCTGCATATGTCAGGTAAAGCAACAACAATACAAAAACGTTACAGATACCGGGGTACATTAAGACAGGCATTAAACATGAAAAAGACCTGTAGTTTTAAAGTAGATATTGTGCCTGAAGATAAAAGCAATGACTAGCTGGCACATACTCAAAACTAGAACTAACAGAGAGCTGTCTATCCATGATTTTTTAGATAAAGAAGGTATTAGCTGTTATACACCTTTTGACACACGCATATTAAGATCAAGTCATGTGCAAAGAAAGGCGCGGCAAAGAACAACATATATAGTCCCGGTGTTTACAGGTTATTTGTTTTTCAAGATAGATATACGCACAGACTTGCCAAAGCTTTCTATAGCAACACAAAAGTGTAAAGATATTTATGGTATCATAATGAAAGATGACAGTGATTTATATCAAATAAAAGATGATGTTATTGCTTCATTACGTGTTGCTTATCCTACAGGCTACATACCTAACGTACACATAGGCAAAAACAGACAGCGCAAGATTGACTATAGTGCGCCAAAATTTATTAAAGGGCAAAAGGTAAGGTTTAAAGCTGGGCCATTGCAAGGCATAGACCTAACAGTAGACAGGCAAATGAACGACCAGATTGATTTATTGATGGAGTTTTTGTCTAGTACCCGGAAGGTAACAGCCATGATTGATAGTATAAAAGTGTGATATAAACACAATATGTGTTGCTATATTGACACAAAACCCCATATATAGTAAATCTATGTTAGATCGGGCCGCGCGTACTTAGGTAGCCTCGCCTCCTAGCTGTACGCATTACAGCAGTAAGGCTTGCTATGCTTTTGAATAATAGGAGTTTTTAAAAAATGGTTTTATGTAAATCCTGTACTTCCCCGGTAACGTGTAAGAATAATAAACGTTGCATGAAAAAAGGCACATATAAACGCAAGACAGTAAAAAAGCGTAGATATTAACCACCATAAAACATAATAGAAAGTCTAAAGTAGATAAAAGTAGAAACATGGTAGAAAAGCCTAAACGTAAAAAAACAGGTGGTCGCAAAAAAGGCGTACCTAATAAGCAAACTGCACTACTTAAAGATGCTATATTAACTGCTGCACAGCGAGCTGGTGGCAATGAAGAAGATGGTATGGTTAAGTATTTAACAGATCGAGCCTTAGATAATCCAACTGCATTTATGGGATTGCTAGGTAAGGTACTGCCAATGCAAGTGGCTAATGATGATAGCGGTGAACCATTTAAAGTTGTTACACGCATAGAGTTAGTAGCGCCAGATAATGACGACACTTAACTTAGAGTTACCAGCAAAACTAATACCTGTATTTGAAGGTGACGCAGAAGTGCGCGGTGCTTATGGCGGCAGAGGTAGTGCTAAAACACGCAGCTTTGCTATGATGAGTGCGGTTAGGGGTGCTATTTGGGCTAGTGAAGGTAATAGCGGACAGATACTGTGTTGCCGGGAGCACTTAAACTCACTTGATGATTCATCACTAGCAGAAGTAAAAGCTGCAATACTTGGTAACGAATGGCTAACTAGCTGTTATGATGTTGGCGAAAAGTATGTAAGAACAGCAGACCATTTGCCCGGTAGAATAGATTACACGTTTGCTGGACTAAGGCATAACCTTGAAAGCATTAAGTCAAAAGCGCGTATAATGCTGTGCTGGGTAGATGAGGCTGAACCTGTTAGTGAATTAGCATGGGCTAAGTTGCTGCCAACAATACGTGAAGTAGATTCTGAAGTATGGGTAACATGGAACCCGGAACGTAAGAACAGCGCAACAGATAGGCGTTTTAGACTAACACCGCCAGCTGGCAGTAAAATAGTTGAAATGAATTGGAAAGATAACCCTTGGTTTAACAGAACCCGGTTAGCTAGCCAGAGATTAGAAGATCAAGAAAAACGACCAGACAGCTATGAATGGATATGGGAAGGCGACTATGCCAGTGTGCATGAAGGTGCGTATTTTAGTAAGTTACTAGCTAACGCTAAACGTGAAGGCCGTATAGTTGATATGTTACCAATCGACCCAGCACTACCTGTTTATGGTTTTCACGATATTGGTGGCTCTGGTGCTAAAGCTGATAGTTATACTATTTGGTTAGCGCAGTTTGTAGGTGATTGGATAAACGTGCTGGATCATTACATAGCGCAAGGTCAGGTGCTAAGCTATCACATTAATGAGATGCGTAGACGATGGCCACACGCCATAATGCAACTGCCGCATGATGGTGTAAATGAAAATAGTTGGACAGGTAAAAGAGTAGAAGATCACTGGAGAGATGGTGGATTTGAGGTGTTAAAACCATTACCAAACCAAGGCAAAGGCGCAGCAATGCAACGTGTTGAAGCTGTAAGACGCATACTGCCTAAATGTAAGTTTGTAAAAGATAAAACAGAAGCTGGGCGTGCTGCATTAGGATGGTATCACGAAAAAAGACCATCAGATAGTAGAGATGTAGGATTAGGCCCAAATCACGATTGGTCATCACATGATGCTGACAGCTTTGGTTTAATGGCGCTGATGTCAGATAAATTTAAAATAAAAAAGGCAAAGCCGTTGGTAATGCCTAATTATGGAAGTGCAATATAATATGCTAAAATATGATAATGATTTAGGCGTAGATGATTCAAACAACACTGCAAGCGGTGTTGATGATGCTGGCAATGATGATTTGCTTTCAATGGTACGTGCTGAGTTTTCACAAAGCATTGGTATGTCGCATGATAGCGATTTAACGTCATCAAGAGAAATAGCGCTGCGTTATTACAATGGTGATGTGTTTGATGTATCTGTATTTGGACAGCGTAGTAAGACTGTTAGCACAGACATAGCAGATAACATTGAGGCAGTGTTGCCTGACTTGGTTGATGTGCTATCAGGCGAAGATGTTGCTGTATTTCAGCCTGTAGGTATTGAAGATGAGGAAGCTGCACAACAAGAAACAGATTACATTAATCATGTTTTCTTTGAGCAAAATAACGGCTTTCAAATATTATATGATGGAATCAAAGAAGCGCTGTTACTAAAGACAGGTATATTTCGTTGGTATTGGGAAGAAGATACGTATTTAGACACTAAAAACTTTGACCAGCTAGATGGCCTTGGTTACATGACTTTGCTAGATCAAGGTTATCAGTTAACAGATGGCGTTGTAGAAGAAATTGGTGAAGATGAAATAATTATAACTAACGCTGTATTTAGTAAAGAGATAACTAAAGGACAGGTTAAAGTTGAAACAATACCAAGCGAGCGTTTTGCTGTTGGTAGAGATACAGTAAGACTTAGAGATGCAGCGTACTGCGTTGCACAAATAGAAACACGTAAACAAGATTTGCTAGATAAAGGTTATGACCCAGAGAAAGTAAACAACCTAACTAATGTAGACGCTATGGACAATGAAACCATATCTGATGCTAGAGATGTTGATACTATTGATGATAATTACAGCAACAGCATTGGGCCAATGCAGCAAGTCACAATACTTGAGCACTACATACGTGTTGAAGGCCAGATAAAACGATTAATTACAGATTACGACAGCACTACAGTTTTAAGCGTAGAAGATGCGCAGTATATACAATACTCAAGCATTTGCCCGTACCCAATGCCGCACAGGTTTTATGGTTTATCATTGGCTGACAAGCTTATTGAAGTACAGCGTGTAAAAACAGGCATACAACGTCATATGCTAGATGAACTGTCATTTAGCCTTAATCAACGCATGGAAGTGTCAGAAGATGGTGCAAATGAAAACACTATATCTGATTTGCTTAACAATACGCCTGGTGCGCCTATACGTTCACGCAATGGCGGTGCTGTAAGACCTGTAAGATTGGCTGGCAGTGGTTTTGATTATTTGTCTGCATTAGAAACAGCAAATGTCATGGCAGAGCGTCGCACAGGTATAATGCGCGGTGAAACAGGTATGAAGGCTGACACACTGCACGATACTGCATCAGGTGCACTTACAATGCTATCTGAAGGCAAGAAGCGTACAAGATTGATGGCACGTATCTTTGCTGAAGGCGGCATCAAAGACATGATGCTTGGTATACATTGTCTTATTAAAGAATATGCAACAGAAGCTGATTATGTACGTCTTAGAGGTAAATGGACACAAGTAGACCCTACTAAGTGGGGCAGACGTAACGATATGACTATTGAGATTGGCGTTGGTGCTGGTGGTAAGCGACAAGAAGCTATGTTAGCGCGTGAAGTTATCAACTTACAAGCGCAAATCGTACAGCAACAAGGCGGTGCGCCAGAAGGATCATTAGCAACACCGCAGAGCATACACGCTGCATTAGTTAGGTTTGCAGAGAAAGCTGGCATGAAAGCGCCAGAACTTTATTTCCCTGCACCACAAGAAATGCCTGAAGATGGGCCACCACCACCAACTGATGCACAAGTTAAAGCACAGGCTGATGCGCAAGCTAAACAGCAAGAAATGGAACTCAAGAAGTATGAAATAGATAGCAAGATGCAGCTAGAGCGTGAAAAGTTAGCACAGGCTGATGCTATTGAGCGTGATAAGTTAGAGCGTGAAACAGCACTAGCTATTGAGATGCGCAAATATGAACTACAAATGAAAGAAAAGATGTCATCATTTAGACCGGGAGGTAGCCTAATTACATGATTAAAAAGGACAAAGCAGAAGCAAGTGCTGATGCAGCACAAGCAAAACGTGAGCTAAAGCTGACAACCGCAGCACTAAAAAACATGGAAGAAACAGCAATGGAAAACTTGCTAAAAACTAAACCAGAGGAAGAACATAAAAGACGTGAACTTATAGCGCTTATCAATGTGTGCCGTGAGATTCCACGTAAACTAAACAACTACATTGACACTCATAAGATCAACCAAGAAGGAGTCTAAGAAATGAGTAATGAAGCCCCCTTAAGTATCGACCAAGCTGTTAACGAGCTAACACAGTTAGAACCGCCAAAGCCTGAAGAAGCAGAAACTACAAATGCTGTAGAAGAAGTAGAAACAGAAGATACTGAACTAGATGGTGAACCAGAAACCATCGACACTGATGAGGAGCCTGACGATAGCGAGGTCAACCTTGAAGATGAAGAAGTTGAGGAAGTTGAAGCGGAAGATGATGTTCCGTCAATCGATGCACCTCAATTCTGGACAGATGGCGCAAAAGATGTTTTCTCATCACTGCCTGCTGAAGCACAATCTGTTATTGCAGATGAAGTTAAGCGGTCACAAGCTGAAACAACTAGAGCGCAACAAGCTGCGGCTGAAGCTACCAAACAATCAATACAGCGCATGGAAGAACTACACAATGTAATTGAGTCAGTGCATACTGAAACAGCTACGTTGGATAGATTATTCGATCAACGCTGGAAAGATGTAAACTGGGTAGAAATGTCACAAAGAAACCCATCTGAATACTTGCAAAACAAAGCGTTGTTTGAAGCTGAGTCGCAAGCCCTAGAGGTTCATAAAGAATCTGCGGTCACTGCACAAAAAGAATATGAACAACAGATATTGCAAGAAAACTATGCAAATGCACCTAAATTATTCCCAGATTTATTAGATGTTGTGAAAGGCCCGGAGATACAACAAACATTGACTAAGACGTTGTTATCACTTGGCGCGACACCTGAAGAACTCAGATTTGCAAAACCCGGAATGTTAGCTTTGGCCTATGATGGTATTAAATACCGAGATAGTCAGAAGAAGCTTTCAAAAACTAGCGCAAAACCTGTGCCCAAGGCAATCAAGTCAAAAGGCAAATCAGCAGGCAATGCAAATTCATTAAGAAAAGCTCGTGCTGCAAAGCGTTTCAACAAGTCTAATTCATTAGATGATGCTAGCGTTATTGTTATCGAGTTAGCTATCAACAGGAGATATTAAGATGGCTGCACCAACAAACACAATCGTACCAGCAGGTGTTGCTGGCAACAGAGAAGACCTCTCAAACCTCATTGAGCGCGTTGCTCCTGAGAAAACACCATTCTGCTCAAACATTAAAGGCGGTGGCGTAAAAGTTACGGCTACAAGACATGAGTGGCAAACAGAAACACTAGCAACTCCAGATGCTGCTTCAGCACAAGTTGATGGTGATGATACTACATCATTCGAAGCTAACACAAGAACACGTGTTGCTAACCGCGTACAAACTAAAAAGCGTGCGGTAGTTGTAGCTGGCATACAAGAAGCTGTTGACTCAGCTGGCGTAGCGTCAGAAATGGCTAGACAAAAGCTTATCAAAGGTATTGAGCTAAAGCGTGACTTTGAAGCTCGTTTCATTGGTAACTACGCTTCATCTGAAGAATCAGGTGCAAATGGCCGTAAAGCTGCTGGTGCATTAGCATGGGCAACTTCAAACGTGTCACGCGGTACAGGTGGTGCTAATGGTGGATATAGCGGAACAGATTGTGCTGCCGCTACAAATGGTACACAGCGTACTTTCACTAAAGCTATAATGGATGCCGTAATCCAATCTGGATTTAATAATGGCGCTACATTCTCACAAATCTACATGAGTGCTGCTCACAAAGCAACATTCGCTGGATTTGCTGGACTTGCAGCTAACCGCTATGAAATCAACGGAATGGATGAAGGCGTAGTTGTTGGCGGTGCAGACGTTTATCTGTCTAACCACGGCAAACTAACTATAATACCAGTACAGTATGGCCTAACACGCGATGCTCTATTTGTAGACCCATCCATGTGTACACTAGGCACATTACGTTCACCACGTTATGAAGAACTATCCAAAACTGGTGACAACGAAAAAGGTCAAATCCTTGGTGATATGACACTTATCGTGAAAAACGAAAAAGGTCTAGGCGTGGCCGCAGACTTAACCTAGTATTAGGTAAACACCGGGGGCTGGCATATGCTAGCCCCTACATATACAGGAGAAAGATATGCCAAAGGCAAAAGCAGCACCAAAAATTAAAGCCAAAGTAAAAGATGATCGCGTTGAGTGTATAGTCACTAAAAAGGGCGGCATAGCACAAATAAGAACAGGCAAATTAAGCGAAGATGGTACTGAGTTATGCTATAAAAAAGGCGATATCTTTAAAACAGACGCAAATCAGGCTAAACTGTTAGAGAATAACGACCTAGTTGTAGCAAGGGATTAACATGAGTAGTTTTAAACCATTTTCATACGATGCAGCAACAGGCATGAAGCATAGCCTTGCAGTCGATAGTGCAACAGATGAAATGTATGTAAAAACAGAACAAGATGTCACTAAAATATTAGATGACAATAAAAGACAGCAGTATGATGCTAAAGGCACACTAGGTAAGGCTGATTTAGTTAAAGTTGGCACAATACCATTAGGTTTAATACAGCATTGGAAAGCAACAGAAGGCATTGATGTATTTAATGAAGACCATTGGCCTCGTGTTGTAGAAAAATTAAACAGTAATGAGTTTCAGGCATTGCGAGTAGCGCAGTTTAAGGTGTAGTTATGGCATTTGCAAATCTAGGCGAATTAAAAACAGTTATAAATGACACGTTAAATCGTGATGATTTGACTGCACAAATACCTAATTTTATTAAAATGAATGAAGAAAGCGTTAACCGCAAAGTCAATGTATCTGAAATGGAAGAATACACTGAGTTTACTATAAATGTAGGTCAAACAACATTGCCTACAAACTTTTTAGAGATGCGTAATATACAGATGAAAAGCTCTGAATATCCATTGCAATATGTACCACACAACGCATTAGATGGCATTGGCGCTGATTCTGGCATACCTAGATTTTACTCCATACAAGGCACTAAATTATTATTTTATCCGTTTCCCCCGGATGCTACTATTGGCATTATGAGGTACTTGGCTGAAGTAACGCCTTTAGTAAATGATGTAGATACAAATTGGTTATTGAGTAAATCACCGCAAATATATTTGTATGGTACATTATTACACGCTGCACCATTTTTAAATGATGACAGCAGATTACCTGTCTGGGCTAGTTTGTTTGAAGATGCTGTCAGGGCATTGAATGATCAGGACAAGCGCAGAATGTCAGGAACAAAACCACAAATGATAAACGCAACAGCGGGATACTATTGATATGCCTACAACAACTAACTATGGCTGGACATACAACCTACCAAATACTGCACAGGACACATGGGGCGGTGATTTAAATAACACGCAGATAGCGATTGATGCGCAAGTAAAAACTAATGAAAACTTAGCTAATACTAAAGCGCCAATAGCAAGCCCTACATTTACAGGCACAGTAACAGGGCCGACATTTGTTGGTAATCTTACAGGTGATGTTATAGGCGATGTATTTGCAAGTGATGGTACAAGCAAAATACTGGAATCTGGTACAGATGGCACTGATGCTGTATTGACAGGAAATGCAACGTCAGCGGATAAATGGTCTACTGCAAGAACTGTTACATTAACAGGCGTTGTTACAGGCAGCATAGCATTTGACGGCACAGGTGATTTTACACTTGATACAAGCGTTGGCACAATAGCAGATGATACACTAACAATAGCGCAAACAAGCGGTCTGCAAGCTGCATTAGATAGCAAAGTAGCACACGCAAGCGGTAATGGAAGAACAATAACTGTAGGCAATACAGCGCCTACAAGCCCATTAACAGATGACATTTGGTTTGATACAACGGCATAATGGCGATTAAAACTTATAACGGCACTGCATTTGCAGAGGTAACAGCTAAGTATTACAATGGTAGTGCGTGGGTGGAACCTAACAGTGGTGTAAAGAGATGGAATGGAAGCGCATGGGAAGTTGTTTCTACTGCATTTGAAGCAACACTAACGCAAACAACACTGTCTGGCTCTACATCATACAACTCATCACTGGGCAGTTACACAGGCGTTACAAGTAGCCCCGGCACTGGTTACACAGCGGTAACAGTTACAGGTGGTAAAGCGCCATTTACATATCAATGGTTTTATGTATCTGGCACTGTGAGTAGTATAAATCTGTTTCCACAACTGCCTACGCAGTACACTACAAGATTTAGTTTTAATTATGCGTTATCAGCAGGCAATGCTGTTTATAGATGCCAAGTAACAGATGCCGATAACAACGTAATAAATTCAGATACAGTTACAGTGAGTTTTAGTTAATGTTAGTACCATTAAACATACCACCAGGTGTATACACCAACGGAACAGAGTATCAGTCTAAAGGCCGTAACTTTGATGCTAATCTTGTGCGTTGGCAGTTTGGTGCATTGGGGCCGATGGGTGGCTGGAGGCAAAGAACAACTACAACTGTAAGCGGTAAGGCAAGACGTGTTATATCTTGGCGTGATAACAACAATCAAGTATGGGCTGCGATAGGAACAAATAGCCATTTATATGCTATGACAGCTGGCGGTGCTGTAACAGATATTACGCCTAGCGGATTAACTGCCGGGCGTGCAGATGCAGACACAGGTGCTGGATTTGGTACAGGTTTATATGGACAAGGGCCGTATGGAGTTAGTAACCCAGCTGTGGTGAGCACTACAAACCCTGCAAGTATATGGTCACTAGATACTTTTGGTCAGATATTGTTAGGTGTATTGCCTGATGACGGCAAACTGTACGAATGGAATGTAAACGTCAATGTTGATGCCACACAAGTAACAAATGCGCCTGTAGATAATAGAGCTGTATTGGTAACGCCAGAACGTATTGTAATGTGCCTTGGCGCAGCAGGAGTGCCAAGAGATGTTGCTTGGTCAGATCAAGAAGATAGAAACCAATGGACAGCAGCAGCTAACAACCAAGCTGGTAATTTTAGCTTACAAACAGCTGGTACAATATTAAATGCTGTCAATGTAAAAGGTGGTAGCCTTATTTTTACAGATAAAGATGTATGGCGTGTTGTATATCTAGGGCCGCCATTAGTGTACGGATTCCCACAAGATAATGCTGGTGGTGGTTTAGTATCTGCTGGTGCGGTGACAACGGCTGATGGCGCAGCATATTGGATGTCACATGAAAATTTTTATGTTTATACAGGTTACAGCCAACCAATAAAATGCGATGTGCATGATGCAGTGTTTAAAGATATTAATAGGGCGCAAATTAGTAAAGTTACTGCTTGGCATAACGCATCATTTGGTGAAGTTTGGTGGTTTTACCCTAGTGCTGATAGCACTGAAAATGACAAATATGTGGTTTATGACTACAGAGAAGGACATTGGAATAAAGGCAGTTTATCGCGACTATGCGCGACAGACAAAGCGCCATTACCATATCCAATAGCTGTAGATGCTACTGGTAAGATATATGACCATGAATTTGGTTATGATCACAATGGCGATGTTAGTTTTATTGAGCATGGGCCTGTTGAGCTTGGTGTTGGTGAAACTACAGCAAATGTGACGTTTATATACCCTGATGAAAGCGCACAGGGCGACGTGAGCATGACTTTTAAGACTAAGATATACCCTAACAGCGCAGAGCGTAGTTTTGGCCCTTATACGGCAACACAGCAGCCTGTACCTGTTAGGGTACATGGCAGACAAATGCTAGTAAAAGCTGTAGGTGCAGAGTCAACTAATTGGCGTTTAGGTATACCGCGTATAGAAGTGATACCGGGGAGCAAACGATGAGACTGCCTGACGCAATGCCAACATATGATCTGATCAATGAAACAGAAACACGTCGTAATATTACATATGAGATGACGCAAACACGTAAGATCAATGAAGATATAAATATAAACGCAAGTAATAGATTAATACTTACAAGCCCGAACGGAACGCGCTATAGTGCAAGTATTGATAACTCTGGAGTATTAACATGGACAGCTCTGTGAATATAGAGAACCATAAAGAGCAAATTGTAAACGCATTAGCGCGATCAGGTCACAAACATACGTTTGATGACGTTGTAAAGGCTGTAGCTAATGATGATGCGCAGTATTGGCCAGCTAATAACAGCGCTGCAATAACGCAAGTAGCTAAAAAGTCTGATGGCACTGTTGGATTAAATGTTTGGCTATATGGTGGTGACTTAAAAGACTTTTATCTTTTAGTAGATGCCGCAAAAAAACACGTAAAAGACTTAGGCGGTGACTTTATTATGACATTTGACCACCGCAAAGGCTGGAACAGATTATTAAAAAAACTTGGTTTTGTTGAGCATGGCAAAACCTTAATATGGAGGCTCTGATGGGCGGTAAGAAAAAAGTAGAAACAACGCAAGACAATAGCCTTGATGAGTTTTCAAGACAGCAATATAATACTATTAGTGGCAATATAAATCAGTTAATGGGCCAAGAGTTTACACCTTATTCAGGGCAAAGAGTGGCTGGAGTCAATGATTTAGAGCGCGACGCTATAAACACATATTTACAACAATCTGAAGGCACAAGAGGTTTGTTAGGTGATGCAACGGGTATGGTACAAACAGGCGCACAATACACGCCAGAGCAAGTACAAGCGCAGAACTTTGCTAATGCCGATTTGTCTGCATACACAAACCCATTCCAACAGCAAGTTATTGATGCACAATTATCTGAGATAGAAAGACAACGTGGACAGACCGCAGAGCGCATTGATGCT